TGCGCAGCACCTCAATTCTCGGGCTTAATTTGATTAAGAAGTACGAGGGATTGAGGCTCTCAAGCTACCTATGCCCCGCCGGAGTGCCGACCATAGGCTACGGCTCGACACGATACCCCAATGGAAAGAAGGTAATCCTTGGCGAAAAGCTAAGCGGCGAAAAGGAAGCAACGCAATTGCTACTATCCACGCTCGACCCATTTGAGGCAACCGTCAATAAACACCTACCTAACCTCAACCAATGCCAGTTCGATGCGCTTGTCTGCTTTGCATATAACGTAGGAACTGGGGCGTTGGTTAAGTCAACGCTGCTAAAGAAAGCAAAAGCCAACTCAGCCGACCCGAGCATCCTCGATGAGTTCCTTCGATGGAACAAGGCAGGCGGGAAGGTGCTCTCAGGGCTGACCAATCGCCGCCGCGAAGAGGCGAATCTCTATTTCTCACTCTGTAATATTTAGCGGCATCTTGCCCCAACGCCGCGCTGGCGTGTGCGTATATTAGGTATGCGAAAAAGGGCTACTAAACCAAGGCGAATACTCGATGTGATTGTGAAGCATTGGCGCGGCACAATCGGTTCGCTTATGATTCTGGTGTCCATCTTCCTACTAATCTTCAAAGTGATAACAGCTGAGACATTAACCGCCATCATTGCAGCACTATTAGCAGCAGGGTACATACCAAAAGCCAAAAGCGATGCAACAGATTCGTAGAGATACCATCAAAGTAGTGCGCCACAGCAAGCTCAACATTGACACGATGAGCTGGGAGGCTGCTAATGCCGACACCTCATTCGCTCAGGCGAATCGTGAGAGCTTTCAGGCTGTGATGGCGCAGCCGGCAAAGCCGAAAGTGCTAACAGCATTCGACACGATTCAGCCGTGTGATGTATCTTTATTCCCAGCCGCCACGTATTACATCCCCAAAACTCACGCTGTAAGAAACGAGCCGGAAATGCCAACGCCTATGAATTACGATATACTTGCCAACGGAATTGTGCTCACCTTCACGATGCTGCTTACCATCAAGTATGCGCTCGGATGTGTGCCTGCATGGCGTTCATTAATTGCGGATTTACGTTCGGTTTAACGTATCTTTGCAGCATGGCATCGCTGCACATCCTTGAGTCAAGCATTGACCTCTTCTATGTGATCACCGACAGGGATGGCAACATCGTCACCACGAATGACCTATTTCGTGAATACTCAAGCCACATAAAGCCCGGCAATATCCTCGACATCGCAGCGCAAGACAGCGACCGCGATGAACTGCTTGCAGCCATTCGCAAGGCGCAAAACAAATCGCCTGACCCGATTCGGGCCTATGCTAAGACGAAGCAGAAAATTGCATCCGAGCGTTTCAATATGTGGAATGTTTATGCCATTGTAGATATGCTGCACTTCATCGGCATTCAATTGGTCGATGTTACTTCCATTAGCAACCACGAATATGAACGGCAAAAGATGCTGCTCGAAGAGTTTCGCTTTACCCTATCGCATGAGCTTCGTCAGCCATTGACATCGATTGGTGGCTTGGTGAAAATGATAAACGAGCACACTTGGGCAACCGATCAGGAGCGCGATGGCGTGATGAAGATGCTCGAAGATAGCGTTGAAAAGCTCGACAATGTGATTCGGCTATTAGTCAAGAAAGCAACACGGCAATTATGAAAAACCTACCGGCCACCGATTGCGAATGCGATGAGCGCTTGGTGAAGGTGCTGGCAGTTTACATAGCCGAGAAGTCAATGCCTATTAAGGTGGCGGGCGATATATTGCTCAACGAGCTGCGCGATAAGAGCACGTACCTCAAACGATTAAACGAACTAATCAAATGCAGCAAAGCAACATCAGCACGTTAAGCCTGTTGGCAATATGCCTATTCCTATTACTGCTATTGCTTCGAACGTGCGGGGCATTGGGCGAGGCCGAAAGCAATGCGATGTATCTCGATTCGCTCAACAATGAATACGCTGTGCGCATTGCGAGAGATAGCAGCAAAATACACAGCCAAGGAGTTCAGCTCGCAGCGGCAGGCACAAAGCTCCGAGCCTTGGAGCTGCGTGAGCCTGAGGTGGTAATTAGGTACCAAACGCGGACGGTTGTCAAGACAGAGATTGAACTGGGGGAAACCGTGTACATTGACAGCTTCCCGCACCTGCGCCTGCCTCGCACCTTCCATCGGCCGGGTAAGTGGCTCGAGATAGGTGGGCAAATAAGCCGCGCAGGAAGGCTACAGATTGATTCAATTATCATTCCGGTATCTTATACCGTTGCAATTGGAGATACGCTGCGTAAAGGCTTCCTATCGCGTAAGCGTGACAAGGTGGTTCGCCTTGGCATTGATAACCCTTATGTGACCGTCACCGGAATGAACAACATAATCGTGGCCGATCCGCCTAAGAAGTGGTATGAGACACGCGCATTCGCTTTCGCACTTTGTGGCATTACAGGATTCGCAATTGGTCGCGCAAAATAATTGCGTTGATTATTAAGCACTTGCGATTTTTTGCGCTGGTGGTTTACTTTTTTCTTTGTTTTAGTATTGTGAATTCAAAATAAGGATTTACATTTGTCAAACAAAACAACGAAAAAAACACACAGCCATGAACACACAACTTGCAATCGTAAACAGAGGTCAAAAATTCGGAATGCTTTTCGGAGTAATTACCAAAAACGAAGAAATCCACGCAATCATCTTTAAGGCTATTAAAGAAAATAGAGCAAAAAAAATTGTGGATACTGACACAACCTTGGCCTACAAAATAATTTAACCCCCACCGGGCGGCTAACCACCGCCCATTCTTTCTAAACTTTTACACATCTATACACATGAACACACCAGAACTATCACCAGCGACAACCTTCAAGAATTGGAAGGGCACAGAATTTTTCCATTACAACCACCTCACCGGCACTATGGTCATGGTTGTAAATGACGGCTGCATCAAGGGCCTTTACACCCGATGCGACAGCCAAGCAGCAAACCTCGCACGACAATATCATCGCTCGATGGAGCACGGCGTATCACCTGAGAAGCGCATCTATGACCCTTGCAACATGGAAGAATTCCACAACCAGTTTGCATTCGTCACTGAATACCTTCACGAACAATCAACTCAAGCACTTTTAACCTCAATTTAATCTTTAATTATGAAAGCACCAGTAAACTCAGGCGGAAGTCAAACCCGCCAAATCGCACCCGAAGGCGCATATCCTGCGCGCTGCTACCAAATCATCGACAAGGGCACAACCTTTGACGAAAAGTGGGGCAATAAGAAACGCAAAGTTCAATTCCTCTTTGAACTGCCGACCGAGACCGCTGTATTCAGCGAGGACAAAGGCGAACAGCCGTTCTATGTTAAGACAGTATTTAACCTCACAATGGGCGAGAAAGCATCCCTTCGCAAGTTCATCGAGTCATGGATTGGCAAGAAGCTCACAGATGCGCAAGCCGCTGACTTCGACATCACAAAGCTACTCGGACATCCCGGCATGGTTAACATCGCACACAATGGCAAAGAGGACAGGACATATGCCAACATCATGAGCATATCTCCGCTGCCGAAGGGCCTTGCTTGCCCGCCTGCCATCAATGAGCTGCTGACCTATGACACAACCGAGCACAATGCTGAGGTGTTTGCAAAGCTGCCGGAGTTCCTTCAGGAAGATATTCGCAAGAGCGATGAATGGATTGCGCGAACTACCGCCAAGCCAGCTGTGCCAGCTCCAACATGGGAAGCATCTGCCACAGACTTCGATTCACTATTCTCAGAGTCAGACGATAAGACTCCATTCTAATTTCTAACCACAAAAAAAGCCCGGCATACACACTATAGCCGGGCTTTTACTAATACAAAACACATGAACAGTATCGCAAAGATAACAATTCCTATCGAGAAATTGTATCAATCAATAAATTCTACCGAGACATTAAACGCTCAGAGGCTAACGGCTAACATTCAGCCAATCGAAAGCCCAAACCAATACACCGCCGCATCCAACGCCATCGCTCAGGTTAACGCCGCTGTTAAGGCAATTCAGGATGCGCGTAAGATGGTCACTGGTCCGATCGATGCCTACAAGAAAGAACTCATGCGCATCGAGTCAGATGCCACCGAACCGCTTCAGGCTTTCATCGCATCCACCAAAGCTGAGATGCTGAAGTACACTGCCGAGCTTAATCTTAAGCAACAAGAAGAACAAAAGCGCATTCAGGAGCAATCCCGCTCGATAGCCGACTTGACCGATCAGCTCGCTGATGTCAGCATCCAGCACAGCCACATCAAAGGCATTCGCACAATCCGCCGCACTCGCATCACTGGCGAAGTGGATTGGATGAAGGTGCTCAGTGTGCTATTCGGCTCGGGAATGTACAAGCCCGAAGACCTCACGCAGAACTTGCTCAAGGCAATGGAGAAGTGCGGAGTGACCGCCATCGCTGGCATTGAGATTTACGAAGAACAAATACAAACCATAACACGATAAACATGGAAACAATTCAAT